TTTTCTACATCCTACTATAACCATTATTGTTAAAAATAATAGTAATTTTTTCATTTCACAGTAATTAAAGTTTTTTTAATTTGTTGGTTATTCTCATTAACTAAATATAAATATAAACTTTTTTGATTGAAACTATTTGTGTATATCTTTTTTACGTTATTTCCTGATGTTCCTATGAATTTTTCCCTACTAATTACCTTATTTGCTGTAGAATCAAATAAAACTAAAAAATATTTCCCATTGGTTTCCAATTTAAACTCTATATCTTGTCCGTTTTCTATAACGGTAGAAGTTTGTTCAAATATGTTTTTATTAGTTTCTGGTTGTGGGATTACATCTAATTTTCTACATCCTACAATAAACAAAATTAATATTAAAATTATTCTTTTCATTATAATATTCTTGTGTTTACAATTATTCCATTCTTATCTACAACTTCTATATTATCAATACTAATTAATCCCAAAATACCTTTTAGGTTTTGATTTGCTTTAAATACAATTCTGTAAGTTGCATTTGATATTGAACTACCATCGGTATTCAATGAACCAATATTTACAAAGTTTCCTCTATTTGTTGCAAAGTTTGATGGTGAACCATTTGTGTTTATATCTGTTTTTGTATATGAAATGATTTTGTTATCGTAGTTTATTCTTAATTGAGTTCCTGCAATAGTTTGTAATGTGGGTTTAAATTGTATAGTTGCTATTACACTATCACTTATTTGTTCGGTTTCAAAATAAAAATCTACTACGTTATTATTACTTTGCAATTTAACAACTGAATTAGAGATTGAATTACTTTGATTTACCGAATTACCAGTTGCAGATTGTGTAGGTGAATGTGATAAGTTTACATCTCCTTTCCAAAATGTATTAAGAATATATGCGTTTAATAATTGTGAAGAACTTAATGTAATACCACTATAACTGTCCGATGTTACATTTGGGTATGTTTGCCAATTGGTTTTGGTAATAACATCGTAAGTTGATTTTGGAAGTATCTTCATAAAAGATTCCAAATTGTTTGTGGTAAGTAATGATTCTTGTCCTAAAAGATGTCTTAATAATTTGAAACAATCTGCCTCATTAAATTGTCCGTCTCCATTTACATCAGCATTCATAAATTGAATCCCAGAAGTGAATTGAGTTCCACTACCTGGTCCAAATATACCACCGCCATCTGCAAATTCTTTGAAAGCAAGATATACATCGGATACTGTCACTATTCTATCTAACATTGAAGTTATAGTATCTGTTATTGGATTTTGAAATTGAACTCTTTGTGGTTTATATACCATTTGGTTTGAGAAACTAATTGTTGATGTAAAAGCATAATCAGTATTCCAACCATTTACATTTCTGATATTAGTATTGTAAGTAGATGTTCCATCGGTTACTTTTGTAAGCGGTGAAGGAACTCTATATTGTGCCCATGTCGCATCACTATTTAAAAATGTTACAGGCCCATCATATGCATCTAATATTTTTGCACGTGATATTGTTGATGGAACCGTATTACCAAATGTTCTCATATCAATTAATAAACGGCTATCACCATTTAACCAACTTGCGTTTGGATTTGTATATGAATATTCAACTTGACCAGGATCTATATTTGCTGATATACCGCCTACTATTTTTATTGTATCAGATTGATTACTCATATCGGCTCTACCAATATTATTTAATGTTGTATAATTTTGTGAGAAAGGTGTCCAGACATTATTAGATTGTGATTGAGTACGAATTGCAAAACGAGATGCGGTAAGATTAGTAAAGTTAAAAGTATATTGAACCCTAAACACATCACCATTTGAATGTATAACACTATTGGAATAAAATTCAGTAAATGTTTGGTCATCTGGATTACTCCAAGTTCCAAATTCAACTACATAAGCACAACTAAATCCGTTTGGTAAGTCATTCCATTGGTTTCCACCACCCCATTTAGTTACTGCGTAGTCTTCGTTACCACTATTGTTTGGTTCACCACCTGCCCAGTTATTGTATTGTCCTTGTATGTTTCCTGCAGTTTGTCCATTTGAGGTTTTGATAAGAGTTCCTGCTTCAGGTCCTGCATCAATTCTCCATTGTGCCTCAACTATTTCATCGGTTAGTGCAAACCAAATACTGGCTTGCGGAACATTGGCGAATATAAAAGCATCTTCATCAGCTGAAGTTATTGTTACCAAATATCCTTGCTGTCCTTTGAAAGTTTGTTGCGATGAAAGTAGTTTAGCATTTGAATATGTTGCACCGGTTGATATTGGTCTATAAAAGTGTCCGTTTGACGGGTTATAAAAATACCCAGTTGGATTAACAGTTGCCGATACTGATATTTGTATGTTACCTGATGTGGCGTTTGTATTTACTTTTAAGGTTGCCAATGCGTTATTAATATTTGCCATCGTACCAGTAAATGCCAAACGAGTTTTGTTACCACTCATTGTATAACCACTTGCAGGTGTTAAACCTGTTGTAGTTGATAGATAAAATGTTGTTCCGGATGATGCCTGTGGTAAACCAATAGCACAAAGTAAAGTTGCTGTTGAACTGAATCCGTTTAGGGAAAATCCACTAGCATCCTGTCCGGTTGTACTTTTGGCAAACGATTTGGGTTCGGGTGCCGTTACTGACTGTCCAAACCCAAAAAATGATATAAGTAAGAATAATGTAACTAATAAAGTTCTCATATTATTCTATTGTTAGTTCAACTTTGTTTCCGGCACCATCAACTGCATCTGCCAATACAAAGAAGAATAAACCTGCGGTATTAGTTAATGCTACCTTTGGTGCAAATATCAATTTATACGGAGTACCCGTTTTGATTCTAGCTGTTTTTAGTTGGTCTATTGAACCAAATGTTAATCTACCATTATCATGTGTTGAGAAATTTGTAATTGTGCTTCCTGCATCAAATATTACATTTTCCAAAGTCAATTTTGTACTATCATAATTCATTACAACTTGCAAACCTGCTAAACCTTCTTTAGTTAGAGAACCTGTTAATACAACTTTACCGTTTTCCAATTTGGAAACAACTGAAAGTTTTGCAGATTCTGCCGCTTTGTTTTGGTACACATTACTCATATTAGAAGTCATTGCCATTGTTTGTATTGAAGTAATATCTACTGTACCAGGATTTGCCTTATTTGTAAAGTTACCGGCGTTGATACTTGCCACAATAGCATCGGGTGAAGATGAATGTGACCAATCCAAATCACCACCCCATGCAAATACTGCATCCACAGTTTGTGCAGGTGTTGTTACATATACTCTATGTTTTGCAACACCATCTAACCAACTCTGATTTAATAATCCAGCGTGCCATTTATAGTTTACGGTATTGTTTACAGGTGCTGCCGATGTTGGTATGTATGCTTTTGCCGATACATCTTGTCCCATTACATATGCAAATGAGTAATAAGAATCCGATTCACTAAATACAGTTTTATCTTTTGTGATTAAACCAATTTTCTTTTCTAATACTGGTCTTGTAAAGTATGTTGGATTACCATTAATGTCCGTTTGTGAAATTGCAAGGAATGATTTATATGCGTCAGATACTGTCACAATATTATTCATCCACGATTGCTGTGTTGCTCCACCAACCCATACACCTAAACTATCACCAACCTTAACACCAGTTGTAAATAGAGCCTCACCACTACCATCAAATGCTCTACTTGCAATAGCAGGTTTAGTCCAATCTATTTCACCACTACCATCGGTTTTAAGTTGCATCAATTGAGCCTGATGTGCTGTTATATTATATCCTTGTGGAAATAAAACTCTTACCTTAAAGAAAGATGTATTACCAGTTACACCAGTTATTGTAGTTTGACCGGCAGTAGTTCTAATATAAGGAATATTAGTACCACTTGCACTATCGATTGCATATGCGTGATTTAATTTAAAAATTGCATTGTAAGTGTTCTGGTCTTTAATAATATATTTTTGAGTTGCCATTACACCATTAACGGATTGGTCGGCTCTTTGAACTGCTAATTGTCCTACATTCCAATCATTGTTTGCATTGTATCCCCAAGGTGTAGCCTGATATTGTGCATATAGTGCAGTATCAGGAAAAGATGCCGATGGAGTAAATGAATAATTATTCCAACCTGTGTAATATGTTTGTGATTGACTACCCTGATTCCAACTTGTAGAAACATAGGTAAGTGCTTTGTTGTTAAAAGAATATCTTAACCAAAAGTATCTTGGTTTAGTATTTCCTTTATCAACTGTGTGAGTTATTGTTATTGTATCACCAACTCTATAAGGACCTGATGATATTGATTGGTTTACTATAATTTGACTATACGAAGAAAGAGATATTAACAATACCCCTATAAAAGTTAAAAGTTTTTTCATATTATTTATTTTCAAAAAGTTTAGTTATCAGTTTATCTGCAGCCTTCTTTAATGCATTACTTAATGATGTTTGATTAAACTTTCCACCTTGGTCTACAATAAGTGTGGACATTGAAATTTCAGAAGATGATTCTTCAACCATAACTTCTTTTTCTTTTTTGCCATCTTTATAAAGGATACCCTTCATTCTGATAACAACTTCTTCCTCATTTTTGTGGAATACAGATACGTTCTTTTTTGTAGTAAGAACATCTAAATATACGATTTGTACTTGTAATTTGTTTGGAGCAGATGGCGTAAGGTCATACCCTTTATCTTGTAGATATTCTTCTAATACATTTTTTACACCAAATTCTAAATTGCGATTTCCTGCTAATTTGCCTATCTTTACATTGTTGGTAACACTTTCAACCCAAATGTGTTCATCGGCTTCATACCAAATATTATCTGGATTATTTTTGAATGTACCATCAATTCTCCATGTGATTTCATTTGCAATTTGTGTTGCAAGATTTTCATTTCCACTAAATTGAAGGATTACAAAGAAGACTTGGAATAGGAACGCAAGTCCAATAAATGCTAAAAACGGAGCTAATATGAAATATATAGCTCTTTCCTTAAGGCCTAACGCCAGTGCTGTTACTTTTTGTTTCATAGTTGGTTATTCTCATACATAAATATAAGAATAAAACCAAAACTACCTACAACCTTTAATTTTCTTTTTTACTAAATGTGTGGTGTATTGGAGTCCAAAGACAATATACTCCAACTGCTTCTAAAAAGTTTAATTTAAAAGGTAAGTTTAGTAATTGAGTTAAATAAGATATTGCTAAACTAATCACACAAGTAACAATTAAAATATTTAAAAGTATTTTAATTTTTTCCATTTGATAATTTTTTTAAAATTGTTTTATATACAAATTCATTTCCTTTATCATCCAAATGATTTGCATTTCCTTTTGAAGATAAGAAAATTTCTTCAAATTTCAAAACATTTTTTGGATAAAAACTATCAAAAAAAGTTATATGAAGTGCGTTTGGAGTTAAATTAAATATTTCTTTATAAATTAAATCATTTACAAAACAAAAATAATCAGGATGAAATATACTACTATAAAATTCAGCAGCAGTTTTCATAGTGGGGTTGTAAGTATGTTCCTTTACATCTGAATAAATTATATCACAATTGTTATGCAATATATCTTCTTTATGAATCGGATGCTCTATAATTGGTATTCTATATGCTGATGTATGTGAAACAATTATATGGTCAAATTTTGAAACATCCATATTTTCCAATTGTTTGTAAATTTTATATTCACTAACTCCTGCCTCTGCTACGTTTGTAATATCAAATTCATTGGATAGCATATTTACCCAACCCCAAACATCTTTATACTTTTTTGTCCAATCTGCTGCAAAACTATCACCAGCTATTAGTAACTTCTTTTTCATTTATATAATTTATAACTATTTCCGAAACCACTTCGTTTCCCTTAATACCTGCGTGGATATCTTTATTCATAAAATGTGTAAAGGGGTGTTCATCGCACACTCTTAAATTTTTTTCCAATATAAAATTATGAACAATATAATTATCTACATTTTGATTCGTTGGAAATTTTACCATATATTTTTTTAACCAACTGTATTTTTCAGAATTAAAATCTATTTTTTCTATTCCTCCATCGTGATATGGTCCATGCCAAAATAAAATAATAAATTTTTTATCTTTTAATTCTTCAATTTTTTTTCTTAACTTCAACAAAACCGTATCTATAAATTCGTGTGGATTGTATTCTATAAGCCAATTTAAAATTCTCTCTCTTAATTCGGGTCTATCATTTTTTCCATTTGTTAAAAAGGATTCTATCTCATGTGGAGTTTTTGGATATTCAACCCCATGCATAAACCTATCGTAATAATTGTATATACCAGAAAATTCAAAGAATATATAATCAATTTCTGATAAATCTGTAATTTGTAATTTATATAATGCCGCTGCGGGTGAACCTCCCACTTCGGATATATTTATTTCATTTCTATTTAGATAATTTGCAACTTTATTTGTCCATCTATTTTGTTTAATAAAAGATTTATCATCACCATCTTCATAATAAGGCCATTGTAATGATTTAATACCCGCTTCCGAAAGATAAAAATCTCTAAATGTATGTAATCCTACACCAAACGTATTCGATGAACCAAGAAATATAACCGATTTCATATTTTATTACGTTAATAAATGATAATATTCTTTGAAGTGTTTGATACGGTCTGCTAATCCGATTGTACCACCATTTACTCTTTTAGTAATAGATGTTACCACTGCATCAGTTGCTCCACCATCAGCCATCTTATGTAATCCGTTTTTAGAGAAGAACCATGCTGCTGAAAGTAAAGCGTATTGTGATGCCACCTTATCAGGGTTTGCACATATATCTTCACCAATAGATTTACCAAATGCTGTATAGTTATCTTTTCCCGTCAATTGAATATATCCACGGCCACGAAATTTGTAGCCATCGCCACTCCCCTCATCACCATTACCCATACGATTACCATATACTTTGTTTGCAATCTTTTGTGGGTTTCTAGCATAAGCTGCTGCTGCCGCTTCCGTTGGGAAATATTTCTTAAAAATACCATTCAAACCTTTAGCTGAATAGTTTAAGTTCTCTTGTGTTAATCGGAATCCACCACTCTCATGTCCACATTGTGCTAAAAAGTGTGCTAATCTTAACGGGGTATTTATTTGGAATTTAGCTGCTGTATCAGGAATCATTTGGATTACTGCATCAGGAATATGTCCTTTTAATTTATCTAATTTTAATCCACCAACAGATGCGATAGGTGCCGCTGGTTGTGGTACTGGTGCAGGTGCTGCAGAACCAACAATCATTTCCCAAGTTTTAGGTCCTACTATACCATCTGCAGTTAATCCATGTTTTCTTTGGAATTCTTTTACTGCTTCTTCGGTTTTAGGTCCAAAGTTAGTTACTGCGGGTGAAATACCTAATTTCTCCTGCATCAATTTTACATTCTCGTTATTATCTCCTCTTTTAAGTAGCATGTTTATTTGTTTACTATAAATATACCATTTTTATAAGATAACTATAAATTTTATCTGCAGCTTCTATATTTCCTTTGACCCCCATGTGATTGTCGAAAAATCCAACTTCATCTTTTATAGTTGAAAATGAATTATTAAATGATTTATCCATTAATAAACACTTAAATTGTAATCCATTTTTTAATAATTCAATTCTAAAGTATTCATCGTTTTCTAAAAATAAAAAATTTATTTCTTTATGTTTTAAAGTTGAAACCAACCCCATCAAATCTAATAGTGTTTTTCTTTTTTCCACATCATAATCAACAAAAGATTCAAACCATTTAATAGTATTCTCATGTATTTTTAAAAAATCACTTTTAGAATATCCGTTTACTTCTTCAGTTCTGTCAAATTCAGGATTTTTAAGATTTCCATGCGTTATGTTTACAAATCTTTTTAATTTGGTTGAATATATTTCATCTCTCCAAACTGGTGGTAATTCTAAAATGTAGTAAAAATCTTTTGAAAATTTAGTTTTCAAAAGATGCTCGTATGTCGTTCTTATCAATCTATTTATAGAGCCACCTTGAACCGAATCATTTATTAATTCTATATTTAATTTTTTTGATAAAATTTCTGGCCAAGAAAATTCTAAATGATTTTGTATATCAACTCCTTTTTCTTTATATAATTCCTTAACCGAATTTATATCCAATCCACCACCACATGAAAAACTACAACCATTTACATATAATTTATTCATAAATTATTTTCTATTTTTTATCATATCTACATGACCATGTCCTGCTGCAGAAACTACTTTATATCCAGCATCTTCGTATTTTTTCATTTTACGAATTAGATTTTCATCTCTTGCATCGTTAAATGTATCGGATAATTCACCTACTTTTGTTTTTTTATCCCCATTATCTTGTGGGTATGATAATCTATATAGAGTATCTATATCTCTTTTTGTAGGTTTGTCAAAACTTTTAATTGGTGGAAATCCAGCTTCTTTAGCCGCATCTTGTAAGAATTGTTTACCTTCATCGGTTAGGTAATCTGTTGGGTTCATAGTATCCAATCCTTCACCCTGACCTACCATGTTTGCCCAATTACCTGCCATTACTATTTCATGTGGTAATCCGGTTTTCTTTTCCTGATATGTATATAATTCCGATTGGTCGTTGTGTACATCTAAATCGGCACCATCCCAACTATCGTTTGTAAAATTTGGATAGTGTTTTTTAAGTTCGTTATGAATATATTCCTGTTCGGAACCTTTTACATAAACATTATTTTCATCACCCCCTTCTCCCAAAAAGACAAGTTTAGTATCTTTTGGGTACATATTTTTAACATCATCTACTACTTGTTTAGCACCTTCGATGTTATCATGTTCTACACCAAAAATAGTTGAACCATTTTTAGTTTGGATTGTTCCCATTTCTTCACCTTGAGAAGAAACTCTTTTAGACGGTTTGGGATTTACTTTTTTTTTTCAGGTGCTAGTGCTGGATTACCTTGTCCTGCAACTGCTGCTTTCTTTTCTATTCCAATATAATCTGCGTAATCGTTTGCTCTTTTTACCAAAGGTTTAATAGGTTCATCAATAACCATTACCTTCATAGGAATTGGGTTATCTGGATTTTTTGCATTGTATGCTACGATTGCTGCCCATCTGTGGTGTCCATCTAATACATAACCATCATTAGAAACATATATCGGTGCAGTTAATGCCGGATTGGTCGGGTCTTGTTCCAATGCATCATACATTCCGGCTACCTTATCACCAACCATATTCATTTGAGTTGCTTTTAAACGGTCTGGTGGTACTTCATGCGGGCCATCTACTTTAATTCCATCTCTTTGTAAAAGTTGTTTAAAGAATGCCTCACCATCAACTTCCCCATCTTTGTTTTTTGGCATTTCAGCTGCAGGTGAACCAGGTCTTGGATTGCCTTTAAATTGTGGCATATCATTTCTATCAATACCCAAATTACCATCACAATATAAGTTTGTTCCTGGAACTGTTACTTTACATAGATTAAAATATTCAGGCTTTTCACCCTTTGCTTTTGCCTGTTTTACCATATCAACTAATCCATCTATTTTTGTGGATAGTTCCATTTTTGCTGCGGGTGGAATTTGGTCTAATGTTTTCTTTGTCGTATCAATACCTGGCATTAGATTTTTTAATTTCATATCATCTGCTCCAGGTCTTTTACCTGTAGTTGATTTAGTATCACTACCCTTTTCTGCTGATGATTTGAAATCCGATGCACCCATTTTTTGTGCTGCGGGTGCTTTCTTTTGTTGTTGGGGTGTTTGTTGAGGTGCTACTGGTTTTTCACCTTTAGGAATTTGACCATTATTTGCTGCTTTTGTTTTTTCAACTTCCGCAGGAGTGGGTTTATCGTGTTTTGCCGGGTCCATCTTTTTTACCATATAGACGTTCCCGGTCTTTTTGTTTTTTACGATATCATCTTCCTTTAAAAGGTCTTTTAACTTTATCATCTTACTTATTAGTTGCCTCTACCTTGTCCTCTATATTGTTTAGGTCTTGGAGTATGTTTATTGTAACTTTTTTTACCACCAGGTTGCCCTGTTTTTCTTTTTCCAAATGTTACTTTTCTACTCTCGCCTCTTAACGATTTTGCCATATTTGGTTATTTCTCCGATTTACTTTACTTATTTACTTAGCTGCTTTCTTACTCGCTGCTTTTTTAGTTGCTGGTTTTTTGCTAACCTCTTTTGCAACCTTTTCAGCTACAGCTGCTACTTTCTTAGCTTTTGCTGCAGTCTTCTTAACAACTTCTTTTACTTCCTCTACCTTTTCTTCAACGGCATCTGGAATGTTGTTGTTGTTAGCGTCCTGAATTTTTCCTTTTTTCATAAGGAAGTAAGTAATTCCACCGGCTACTGCCAATACAACTACTACAATTGCGAATGTACTCATTGTGTTTTGTTTTAGTGAACAATTTAAGTTAAATATAAATATAAAAAATTTTACGAAAATTTAAGACCAAAGAACTCATAGTTTTTATGTACTGATATTTCATCACCTGCTCTAATTGCTTCCTCTTCCGTTCTGTATATTGCATCTACGGGACATTCTGGTACACATGCGCCACACTTAATACAATCATCAGGATTGATATATAATTGCTTTCCTTGCCTTTCCTCATCTGTTAAGTTAAAGGCATCTCTAGCCGAATCATCTGTTTTTATAGGACCATGTATACAATCTACAGGACAAACTCTAACACAACTTGCATCAATACAACTAACACAAGGATTTCCAATTATATAACTCATATCTTATTTAATAACCAAGATGAAGATTGAATTTTATCACCCAATCCAAATACCATTTCGATTCCTAACTTTTCACATATATCTTTTTCACCTATCGTTTCTGCAGTTTGGTCACCACCATTTGTAAAAAGTATTCTATCAAATTTATCACCCATTTCTCTAACAATTAATTCTATTGTTCTATCAACAAATTTATTTTCATCAATTGAAACAATCACATCATCAACTGCTTTTATATTTTTTAGTATAGTTCTTCTTTGTTCTTCTGTCATAAATGGTTTAGAACCTTTTAAACGTCTCTGATAATCGTTATTGATTATTACAAATAGAAAATCCCCAAGCGCTTTTGAACGATTGAGGTATTCTATGTGTCCTTCGTGAATTGGATTGAAATATCCACTTACTATAACAAGTGTTTTAATCTTCCCCATATAATGAGAATCGTTTTAAAGGTACTTCTACTTCCTCTTCTCTAATAATTTCAACGGTTCCCTTTCTTGCTTCAATGTAAAAATTAGTATCACCTGTATTCTGATACCATGCTTCTAATGCATCGGTCAATGATGGCCAGATTGTTCCTCTCGGAGTTGTTGCAAACACCCATCTATCACCAGGTGGAACTCTTTTTAATACTAATTCTTTTTCTTGCTTAATTTCTTTTTCCATTGTTAAAATACTTCAATGATTTTTGTTTCAGAAACTTTTACTACTTCGTATTCCAAACGAACTGCATCATCCGTAAATTTCTTAACTAATTTAGCTTCCGCTTCTGTACAAGATAATGCATCTACTAAATACTGCTCTTTGTTTTTCTTGATTTTACCTTTCGCATCTTCTACTTCTACTGCGACTGTAACTGAATAATACTTTGCCATAACTTTTGTTTTTAATTGTTTATAAATAAATATACGAATTATTTTCGAATTCTCCAAATAAAAATGGGGAACATTTCTGTCCCCCACTTTGTTTGTTGTTTGTTTTTATTATCTACCAAAAGTGTAGCGAATACCCAATTGAGCTGTCCATACATCAAATACAGATGAATTGTATTGATATGTATCTTTTGCCAAATAGGTTCCACTAGCATCTCTTTGTGTTGCTAATCTATATGTTGGAACACCTGCCGCATCTCTGCTAACAAAGTTCAACAATTGTGGAGCACCTGCTCTTTGAGAAACACCCCATTTGTTATTCAACATATTTCCAAAGTTAAGAATATCGAAACGAATTTGGAAAGCGTTTCTCTTTTCTTTAATCTTTATGAAAACATCTTGTGCAACTGAAAGGTCGAATCTATGTAAGAACGGAAGGTCTAATGCGTTTCTTTCTGCGTATTGACCTCTACGAGTTGAAAGGTAAGGGTCTTGCGAAATAAATGCATCAAATGCTGCCTGTTGTTCTACTTCAGTATAAACTCTAGTTCCTACTGTTAATGGTGCGAAACGAATATCAGAACCTTTTTGTGGAACGAATACCAAATCATTGTTTGATACTCTATCACCATTCAAGTCACCTGCTATGATGTAAGAGAATGGATTGTTTTGTGCTCCTACATATCCTAATGTAAATGTAGTTGCTCCACCATACTTCTTACCATAATCAATTCTATAACCTAATAAACCTACAATACGATTTCTAACTACGAAGTCGGATGTTGAAAGGTTTAATGTGTTGTTACCAAATACTGATACTGCTGATTGCCAGCTACCACTTGCGATTGAACCGGCACTCATAAAGTCTTCAGCTTGTGCATTTGTATATGCTACATAACCCCAAAGACCGTTAGAGATTGGTTTTTCCAATTTGTAAGTGATTGAACGATTGTAAGCACCATTTCTATTTGTAAGAACTGCTGCCATTGATACGTTATCATTTACTCTCACACCGGCGTCATTACCTGCGTAAAGTGGTCTGTTATCAACACCTAACAATGTACCAACTGGTTTATCCAAATTGGCATTGTAGTAATGAACTGCATTAAGTGTTTTATTGTAAAGAACCTCAACACTAGCTACTAAACCTAACCATGGTAACTTTTGGTCAACTGCCAAATTGTTTTTCCAAACTTGTGGCATTTTGTAGTTAGGGTCAGTCAATGCTAAATCAAATGTTGAAGGTAATGTTGGAGTTGAAGGAACAAAGTATTGATTTGGATTAGCAGTGAAACCATAGTTAGCTGCTGCCGCGCCTGATACATCAATAAATCCTGTCAACACACCATTGTTACCAATTTGGTTAGATAAGAATACATAAGGAGGTCTACCAGTGAATATACCACTACCACCACGGATTTGTGTTTTCTTTTCACCTTTCACATCATAGTTGAAACCAAAACGAGGTTCAAACAATAATTGTGTTTTAGGCATTACACCTGTGTTCCATTTCTCACCATTTGCGAAAGTCATTGCAGTAATTGCAGGATTTTCTAAAGCGGTATTTTCAAATGCAATTACGTTTGCTCTCAAACCAAAAGTTAATTTAAGGTTTTGAGTTGCATTATATTCATCTTGCAAATACAAATCCAAACGATTTGTCTTTAACACTTGCATTGGTTCAACTGCTCCTGGTAATGCCGAATAACGGAATTGGAAACGAGCTGGTGCAAATGTAGAAGGTCTACCACCATTTGCTAATGATTGATTAGCTGCAGTGTAGAAATCATTCAAACTATTAAAGATGTAAACACCATTTGATGCTGGATAGAATAGATTATTAGATTGATACTTTTGGAAGTTGAAACCACCAACCAAAGTATGTTTTTCCATATACTTTGTTAAGTTGTTTGTTACGTTAAATGTCCAATAGTCCAATTTGTTTGATGGAGTGAATGGGTCAAAACCTACTGAAGTGTAAGTTGCTGAACCTTCTCTAATATCAATAGTTGGAAACATAGAGCTCATATATCCTCTATTCTCAATTTGCTTATCGTAAGAAACGATTAGGTTATTGTGAAGTGTGTTAGAGATTTTAGAGTTCAATTCCAATACTGCTGAACGAGTATTGTCCTGAATAGTATATCCACTATTCTTAAATGACATTGCGTTGAATTGTGTAGTTCTATTACCTGCACCTGCTGATTGAGAGTTTGAAATATTAATCTCTGCTTCAGAATTATGGTGAACGTAACGAGCTGTCAATTTATTTTTATCGTTAATGTTCCAGTCAGTTCTAATCAAAAACTTTTTTGAAGTGTTTGTGTTAGAATAACCTTCCCATGGACCAGTTGTATAGTTAAACTTCTCTTTCATAAATGTAGAAAGAGTTTGCATATCACTATACTTTACTCTACTAATTTGAGTACCTGTAAGTGGTGAACCATCGGAAATCCAAGTTGTACCTGGCTCTGTTCTTTCAATTTGTTCGTAGTTACCAAAGATAAATAATTTGTTTTTGATAATCGGTGCTCCCAAACGGAAACCTTGTACTTTCTCATCAAATTTAGATGCAGTTACGGTTGTTCCTCTTGCGTTATCACCCACATAACGAGAACTATTATCTCTTTGTGTTTGATACACCGAACCTTCAATTTGGTTAGTACCTGAACGAGTTACTGCATTGATACCCGCACCTGTGAAACCACTCTGACGAATATCAAATGGTGCTACGTTAACCTGTAATTGGTCAATCGCATCCAATGAAATCGCACTTGCGCCTGTTCTACCACCCGCCTGTGCAGATGAACCTAAACCGAAGTTGTTGTTAAATTGAGAACCATCAATTGTAAAGTTATTCATACGGCTATCTTGTGCACCGAATGAATTACCATTACCGAATGGGTTATACTTTGTAATCCCATCAATAGTTCTTGCTCCCGTAATTGGAATAGTAGTTAATTCTCTACGTCCGAATTGTTGTGCAGCACCGGTCTTCTCTTTTGAGAATAGAGACTTACCTGCAACTACTACTACTTCTTTTAAAGCCTTAGCTTCATCAATTAATACGAAGTTCACATTAGATGTAAGACCTAATTCGGTATTCACATCTTTCTCTTCTCCTTTCTTAAATCCTACAAACGAAGCATGGATAACATATGGTCCACCTACTCTTACCGCAGGTAAAACATATACACCACCTTTGTTTGTTGTAGTTGTGTACTCTGTCCCTGTTGGTGTGTGAACCGCATGAATGGTTGCACCTGCCAACACTTCTTTCTTTTCATTCTTTACAACACCTGAAATGGTTGAGGTTGTGATTTGTCCGAAACCTACCATCGTAAATGCTGCGAATACTAACGACAAAATTGTCTTTTTCATATTTGTTTTTTTGGTTAAAAAATAAAAGGGTGGACTTTGTCACACCCTTTGGGTTTAATTACTATTTTTAGTTTCTTCTACCGAAGCCGTTCTATAATCTGTAACCAATTTCTTAAGGTCACCAATTATGGTTCGGGCATTCTTCTGTGATACCTTTGTTGTCTTGCTGTGTTCTGCTTCAAATTTTGTCCACAAATCTTTCATCTGTTCAAACAATTCTTGCTTTTTGCTCATAATTTAATTTTTATTGTTATGTAAATATAAGGAAAATATTTGATACTACCAAATCATCTCCCTCTTTTCTTCCGAAGTTCTAACTCTTTTAGGTAATGTGGTTTCCATTTATACTCAACCGAAATGGGCCCGTTTGGTTGTTTTTTAAGGTCATATTTCCATATCGAAGTAGATTCTTCATCTTCAAATATGTATTCAAATTTTTGAGGTTTTTCCGTTTTACTATTATTTTCTTTAGAGTTCTTTATACTCATACGTTAAAAAATTGTGGAAATTTAACAATAAGATAATCTGCAAATGCTTTGTGCATTTTTTCTGAAAAATGAAAATCTGCCTTTGTGCCATACTCACCATTTGTTTCTTCCCAAATATCATGTATCGTATGCCAAAATCCAATTTGCTTTGTTATTTGGTTTTTAGTTGTAATAATTTCGGATTCTATTTCATTTTCCCAACTCCATATAAAAAGTTCAAATGGTAAATATTCTTTTAATGAACATAATATCTCAATATAATTTTGTTTTGATGCATTTGATGAGTTAATAATATAATTTGTTTTTACTTTTTTATCTAAATCTTCAATTGAAATTCCTGTTAATGGGTATTCTAATTCAAAATCACTACCAATTAAATTATCAGGTTGGTATGCATGTGCACCCATAAAAAAATCGTGATGTTTTGATTTTAATTCTTCGTGATTTTGAAGTTCATACGAACAATGTTCTACATCACATATCTCATATCTTCTCGGCACTCTTACTCTAGCTAATGTGGGTAATACCAAAATTACAAAATCTTCTGAATTTATATCCTTTAAGTTTCTTAAAAATATATCAATTATTGTTTGAAAATCTCTACTGCTTTTCGATGAAACATAATAGTTTTTACCTTTAAATTTGCTGCATAGAATTTCAGGCCAATAATTTTTTTCTTTTGAAACACCTGTAAAACTATCTCCTATAATCCACAATTTACTCATATATCGAATTTCGTATTTGGATTTTCAACGTATCGAATATCATCTAATTCTTGTGGATTATCTCTATAAATTCTGTAAGAATCATCTTCAAAGTGTTCAGTTGAAACTTCAAATATTGATGAATCTTCTTCTAATGCGGTTAATTGGTGTGGTTTTCCTCTTTCTATATAAATTACATCACCTTCATTTATAACCATTCTGTGTAATTTTGTATTATCAATCCAATCAAATTGAAACCTACCGGATTGTACATACCAAGTTTCATTTTTAATCATATGGTAGTGCATAGAAAAATTACTACCTTCTTTTGGAAATACTAAAAGTTTTCCACAATATTGTTTATCATTGTGAATCCATAATTCGTAACCCCAAAGTTTTTCTACTTTTTTTGGTTTTATTATCATACTGCGAAACTTTCTCCACATCCGCAAGTTCGGCTAGCGTTGGGATTTATAAACTGAAAACCTTTACCATTTAAACCATCTGAAAATTCTAATTCAGTACCGAATAGGTATAGTAACGATTTATTGTCTACTAAAATTTTTACACCCTTGTCTTCTGCAATTGTATCGGTAGGATGTTGGTCGGTATCAAATGAAAGGTCATATGATAAACCACTACAACCACCACCCTTAACTGCCACTCTAACATAAGGAGTGGTAAACCCACTTTCTTCAATCAGTGATTTTAATTTTTTTGCTGCTGATTCTGAAACTGTAATCATATATGTGATTCTTCAAAAATTAATTCTTCTAATCCTTGCTTTTTTCTATAATCGTTTATTGCCGATTTAATTGCATCTTCTGCCAATACCGAACAATGTATTTTTACAGGCGGTAGATTTAGTTCTTCTACCAAATCCATATTATCAATCGTTAGGGCTTCATCTACACTCTTACCCTTCAACCATTCAGTTGCTAGGGAAGATGCCGCGATTGCCGAACCACACCCAAAAGTTTTGAATTTAGCATCGGTTATCACACCATCATTTACTTCGATTTGTAATCTCATTACATCACCACATTCGGGTGCACCTACCAATCCCGTACCTACATTCGATTTAGATTTATCTAATGTTCCTACGTTCTTTGGGTTAGAATAATGGTCTAACACCTTTTCACTATATGCCATATTATTATCTTATTTACTTTTATAAATATAAGTAAAATTATCCAATTTGCCAAGTCCTAATACCCAATTTATTCCAAGTGAATGGTTGATGATATCCCATGTTTAATTTGTCCAATGCTTTGATAACATCATATTTTGTATTGTTTGGACAATAGAAAAACATAAAACCACCTCCACCTGCACCACTTATTTTACCACCAGTTGCTCCGGCTGCTAAAGCCGTTTCATATAGTAATTCTATTTCAGGCGTACTTATTCCCTTTGCTAACATTTTCTTTTGCTGAAATCCATAATCCAATATCTCACCCAAATCATCTATATTCCCTTTTATCAAACAATCCTTCATTAATTTTGCTTGCTCTACCAATGCATGTAAAGATAATACCGATGTTTTATTTTTATTTTTCATTTTAGTAACTTGTTCTTCCAACACATCAGAACTATTTCTTGTAAAATTTGTAAAATAAAGAACCACATTATTTTCTAATTCATCCTGTACGCTATCTTTAATGCGAAGTGGATTTACAATCACATCATCTCCTTTAAATTCCATGTAGTTGAATCCACCAAATGCTGCTGCGTACTGATCCTGTTTTCCACCATTCTCTGCCAATTCAACTCTTTCTATTTGGATTGCCATTTCGGCTATGTCATATTCTCCCAATGGTAAATTGAATAATTCCATATAAACTCCAATAAGAGAAACAATTAATGTAGATGAAGTACCTAATCCACTTCCCGTTGGAACATCTTGCCAACTAACTATATCATATCCAAAAGGGTCTAACTTAAATCTCTTACATATGTGATTGTGGGTTGCTTTAAAGAGTTTTAATCCATAAGAACAATCTAACTCATTACTGAAATCATGCTCCTCTCTTTCCTCTTTATTTACCCAATAAAACGATACCTTACCATCTTCCCTCAATTCTAACGATGTATGAGTAAACAAACGAATTGTAGTATTAATTACTGCACCGGTATGGTGTTTACAATAATCGGGCATATCAGTTCCACCACCACCGAAACTAATCCTGAATGGAACTTTGCTCCTGTAAATTCTTTTCTTCATCTTCGGTTATTTGTCCACCGTTCTCTGCATACCAATTTTTTACATTTCTATCTCCGACTAAAAGAAAGAAACAATTGTAGCAAAGCGGTCTGATATTATCTAATTTTCTATTGTTCAAATTGCCATCCAAAAAATCTATGAGTAGTGGCATTTTACCATCCGTAATTCTGGCTTCACTAAATCCACAACTACCACAAACTTTTGGAACATATCCACTATCAAATAATTTATTTTTAAATTTATGTAGTGGATAGTGAAGATGTTTACCATCTATCAACTCCTCTATGTGATATTTTTTATTTTTAATCTTTTTTGCTTTCTCAATTCCAATACCATATGGATTTTTAAGGTCTTCGAAAATACCATATAGTTTTGCATACTTTTTGTAAGTATTGTAAGATACTCCTAACAATCGTGCAGCTTCAAATGCTGAACGGGATTTTTCTTGTGCTGCTTTTATTTGTGATTCAAGGAGTGGTTTTGCTCCCAATCCTCTTTTTCCCTTTGGTGTTTCATCTAAATTTGGGAAAAAATTATCCGTTTGTTCCATACTTATAACATTTAATTATAACTATAAGTATATCAAACTAACATTTTTATTAATTTTGTAAATGTCACATCTACCGAATCAGATGTATCCAAATCTACAAAAAATTGAATAGGTGGTTCATAATCTAATGCAAACTTATCTTCTCTACCTCTCATTTTTCTGGTGTGGCAATATATTTCTACAACTTTGCATTCGGATTTTAATCCTTCTCTCAAATTTCTATAAGGTGAAACTAAACTGATTACAACATCAACTCCTTCAGAATCTAAATACTTTGCAATATCAAATGCTTTTTGGATATTTTTTTCTCTACCTTCTTTAGAATAATCTTTGTTCGGAAATAATTCTCTTAACTTATCTCCATCAATATGTAGTACGGATTTTCTCCAGTTTCTTTTTTCTGTTTGTAACCAAAATTGTAACTTCTTTGCCAAAGTAGTCTTACCACTTCCTGGCTGACCTGTAAATAGGTAAATCATAACTTATTTCCTTTTTAATGCAAATTCTGCTGCTTTGTATGCTTTTGTGTTTTTATCGTATGCCAATGCTGATTTGATTTTAATCATTTTACCTGTATCTGGATTTTTTACTTTCTTATCTAAATCTTTTGGTAATAACGATTTTAAACTCATGTCGTTTCCTTTAGGTTGTTCCTTTTTAGTTGGCATTTGTTTTTCTTTTTCTGAATGATTAAATGTTTTTGCTGGTGCTTTTGGAACTTCATGTTTTACATGTTGAACCTTCATTTTTATATTTGGATATTTTTCTTTCAACTTACTAACTGCTGCAACGTTTTTGTGAGAGTCATCTATGAAGAAAACATCATTGTATCCCTTTTTAATTTTATCTTCAATCCAGTCTGCTTTCTTTTGTGGGTCAGAATCTCCCAATGCAACTACATACATCCCATCAAGTCCAATATCTTTTAAATAATCTTTAACTGGTTTATATGCACTTCTTGCAGTAAGTATAACTACCTTTCTTTCACCTTCCGATTTTGCAACTGTCTTTAGTAATTTTGTAATACCTTTTATTTCCTGTGGTTCTTGTACTTTTTCAAAATCAGAAAAATCAAATTGGTCATCTGATTTTGGTTCGTATATTGCGTATTCACCTGGTGTTAATTTAGATTCCTTACCCCCGGCATGCTTTACATATATAAATGAATTGGTTTTAACAAGAGTATCATCAAAATCAAATACTCTTAATTTTTTACCCGATGGTAGTTCTTCTTCGTTTATTGATTTGAACGAATTAATAAATGGATTGGAATATACTTTTCCAAATTCAACTTTCATTCCATTCCATAACGAAGATATAAAATTAACCATTCAATAAGGACTTTTTAGTTTTTGACTTTTTATTAAGTTCCTCATTTTCTTTTGTAAGGAATTCAACTTTAACACTTAATGCTGCGACTTGCTTAGTCAAATCTAAAATCATACTTCGCATCTCATCTTTTTCTTTTGATGATTCTGCTAATAATGCTTCCAACTTTGCAATACGGTCTTTGCAATCGTGTCTGATAAACTCATCATCTCTTTCTCTTTTCTGTGCTCTTTTTTCGTAATATCTAAATGCTGATGCACCTGTTGCTACGGTTAGTGCTGTAATGATTACCGAATAAAGATTTTCCATTATTCTTCTCCTTTATCGCCTAACTCGTGGTATCCGGTGTTAGCTTGGTTAATAAATTGCATTGCTTGTGAAATATGGTCAGTAATCCAACCTGGTAAGTTTTTTTCTTGAGTACCAATTTTACCTTTAAGTTCAGTAGCATTTTTCATTATATCTTCTAACTGACCCATAGCCATACCAACTTCGTGGTCACCGCCGGAATCTGCCTCCTGTACTTTATGCTTTAGTAATTCTGTCATTTTATTGAACACTTGTTCACCACCATCTTCACCTAAACGATATGCTCCACCCATTTTTTCATAAATCTTAATCCTATTTTTCATAGGCATTGATTTCTCTGCAAGTTTGTTCCAAATTTTTGGATGCGTTACTTCAAATTTCATATTTTTTAGTTGTATATACGGATATAAATATAAAAAAATTAGATTAAACTTTTTTTTCTATCCGCATATGAATGAATAAACTCATCTTCTTTTCTTTTTACAAATGATAAAAACGCATATCTACCAATTCCATCGGTAACTTCCGTAACCATATGTGGTATATCAAATGATTGTAAATCTATTATGGCAACATTACCAATTTCAGGAACTACATTATCCGCATTATTTAAAACTAAAATTCCTCCGTTGTTTACATCATAATTCTCATTTAAATAAATCAATATTGCACAAATTCGACCTGTTCCTGTTCCATCCGAATGATTATTTAAATAACAACCTTTATCATAATATGTAAATTCCATTAGGTGACTTAATTCTTGAGATTCATTAATATCAAAAAAATATCTAGTTATATCACCTAAACTTTTTTCTAAAAAATCACTTAAGTAATTAATTTTTGTAATACAATCTTTGGATTTTGAATCTAGATTAGTATCGATATTTACCAAAACATCATTTAATGCAGTGTGAAACCACAATTGGGCGCAAAAGTAATTTTTATTATTTTTTATCAAATCAATTATTTCATTTTTTTTGATTTCTGCGTCTTGAAATGATTGGTATACATCATCTACATGAACTTTATTTTCAATAACTACATAATCATTTTCTAAATTTAGAGTTTTTATCTTTGTGTTTACAGTTGCTTTTAAATTTTTACATCCATTTTTAAAATTTTTATTTTCGTTACATTGAAAATTTTCTTTTAATGTTTGAAAATATTCTGAATTAAATTCTTTTAAATTAAAAGTACAATATCCCTTTTCTTGTAAAAATTTTTTTGCTTCTATGATACTCATTGTATTTTATCTATTTCTAATTGAAAGTTACTAAATGCTTTATTTTTAAATTCTTCTTTTCTATCAATTCTTTTGATTATAGAATCGTAATGTTTTCTATTTCTATAAATATAATTTTCACAAACAATATAATTTTTTAATTTAAATTGATATATGTTTGCTCCTGTTTGATTTAATTTTTCAATACCCCACATTAAAAATGTATCATCAGGACCATACGCACCCATTGATTCTGGCAAAGGTATTCTATCTAATAGGGGCTTTGATAATAATGTAAACCAACCTGCTCCAAATTTAGTTCTTGGTTGTCCGGGAACATTGTTTATTACTGATAATAATTCAACATCACCAACCTCACCACTTTCAGAGAATGGATTATTTGTTTTGCAATAATCTAATTCTTTATTAAGGTAGTTTTCATTGACTAAACAATCCCAAGTAGTATCCCAATATTTTACTATTTCAGGAGTAATAAAATATTTATCAACATTTGGGTCGGTTTGTTTCAATCTATCAATACTTGCTTCCATATAATAAAGAATCTTATCATCAAAGCAAATATCAGTATCCAACCAAATAAAATGCGTTGCATCTTTACATTCCATATGTGCATATCGTTTACATTGAAATGCTCCAAATATTTCATCTCTTATTTGGTATGTTGCCTTACCGGCCCAATCCGTTAGTGGTTTCATTGAATTGAATCTATCAATAAAGAATTGTTTGTCTACTTTTGAATTTTCCCAATCAAATAAGTAATCGGAAATTGAAAATGAAATATAAAATTCATAATTCATTCCATCTATAAATTTAGATGCTTTATTCAAATCAACCAATACTCTTTCTAAATCATCCAACTCATGTGGCATTACGAAAGATGTTATAACTATTTTTTTCATTTGTATTTGTTTTCTATTATTTTTTTAAGTTCTTCGTTTCTATCATATTGATGAACTAATGTATATAGTTCACCCTTTGAGTTTTTAATTTCATCACCATCAATAGTTGGTAATTCTTCGGTATACGGTAGTGTATCTCCCTTTTTTAACTTTAAATGTAACTGAGCTGCAAATCCTTCTTGTTGTTTTACAAATTGAACTTTATCTTTCCATTGATACATATGAATTAAAATATTATATGCAGCTTGGTCGGCTAATTGTTGAGGATTTGCCGTTGTTAAACTCCATCTATAAATGTCAATAAACAAATCTTTTATTGCTTCTCTTTTACCTACAATCGTTCCTGCGCAATATATTTCTTTTTTTTGTAACCATTCCCATTCCATAGGAAAACTGGTTCCAGCATTTAATCTGGCCCACTCTTCATCTCCAAATTTTAAGGATTCACTAAATGCTAAAATATCTCTTTGCATCCATTTATTTAACCATTCGGTTGGGTCTTTTTGAAATACTATATCCTTTACATCAACCCAAATAATTACATCAGTTTGATAAGTTTGAAGTAAAGCATACATGTCTCTGAATCTTTGTAAAATAATGTGTTGCTGTTCTTCCGATTGTGCTATTAACCAACCATTATCATCCAAATATCGTATTACATCTTCCGATACATTATAAACCAACATTAATTTTTCTCCTTTATACCCACATGTATTTATGGATTCTACAAAAGGTCTAATTTGCTCTACACCATAATTTGTTAGAGAACTTATTATTGTATATTTCATCTTCTTCCGTATTTTTGCCAATCGTTATGCATGAACAATCCTTCGTTGTGTCCTACTTTATATTCTTGCTGAACCCACCATCTACCTATATTTCCTTCCAATGCAATTCCATCACCAGCAAATGGTTTAACAACATCTAAATAAAATTGTTTTTTGTATAAACATGGGTTGTTTGTCCAATTACCGTAACGAGATGTAGTCCAAAACATATCTTCTGATTTTTTGATTTGTTCTGAAAATTCAATATCAGCATCGCACCAATGTATTGAATCCAAAAGATGTGGTGATGTTGCTCCAATTTCTTCATCGAAATAAGTTAATTCTTCACCTTTATGTCTAAATGAAAAATGTGGATAACCTGGATTCTTTCTATGTCTTAAACGGACAACATCCATTCCCATTTCAATTGCTGATATACTTCTCTTCAATGTATTGTGTGTAGTTTCTTTATCTTCAATTAAATTCCAATCATGTTCTAATACTAAAACATAATCGTTCTTTGCATTTTCAGTTAATTTAATAAATGCTTTTCCAATTCCAATATTAGAATTCATACCAATAACATTCAATCCAAAATGCTTTGCTATTTGATAATCTTGTTCATTAAATTCCTGAAAAAGAATAGTTACATCATCAACTATATCAAATAATCCATTATTGTAATATGTTGTTAGGGTATCTACTAAAACTTGTCCACTATGCCAACTCAATATTCCTATACTAATTGGTAATTTATTCATACTTTATTTTTTAATATAACTTGTCCACAAATAAAAATTAAATTCATCATCTCTATATGGTTCTAATCCATTTTTGATAATTGCATCTCTTATACTATCATAATTTGTATCGGATTCATACGGCCATTGCCAATAATTGGTTACAAATTTCCAATATTCTGGATTCTTTGCATAGTCGTGTGCAATGATAACATCTCCACTTTTTAGATATTCCGAAAATATACTGAATTCTTTTGGTTTATCACCACCATCACATACGAACAAAGTTTTACCAGGTCTTTGAATATAAGAAATGATTTCATTAAATGATTTTTCTTCAAAACAATCTTCTACTCTGAAATCTATATCAGTTCTTTTTGTATGATTGATACTCCCATCAATATCATATGATACCACCATTGCATTTGGATTTTTATTATCATATAACCAAGATGTTAATCCACCATTATATGTTCCAATTTCAATTATATTATCAAATTCAGATATGTAGTTTGGATTTAATGCAAGATATACTCCCAATACTTGCGACATTTGAACACCATTATAAATGTTTAATCTCAAATAAGGATGAGAATTGTGCCAACCTGTTATTTCGGTAAAATTTATCTTGTCGGACATCGTATGCCATAACAATGCATTTAACATTATAGCATTAAAATCGGATTGTTCTTTTGTAACCATTATTGTAAATATTTTATAAAATTTGTATAATCATTTCTCTTTCGTTCATCCCATACTGGTTCATCGGATGTTGTACTCATTTCAGTTTCTATGTTAAAATTTTTCATAGTGGCTTTTGGAGATGGATTGCATTTGAATATATAATCATCGCCATACCATATTTTAATATCATCCGGAATATCTATCCAATTTGTTTTATCAAACATAATAAGACAACCCCAACCCCAATCTCTAACCTTATTATTCCATACTTCCAAAATAGGTTCATCTGAATTATTCCCTTTATAATTAAATTCAGATTGTCCAATAATACCATATTGTAATAAAATATCGTTTGTTATAACACCGAATATATTTGGATTAAAATTTATATCATCATTTACCAATGCAATAGATTGATTTTTTGCCAATTCAATTCCTTTATTCCATGCAGGATTAACATATATGTTTTCTCCAAATGAAATTAATCTAATTTTTCCTTCTGTTTTATCTTCTACTTTGTCAGATTTATTATCAATTATAATAATTTCATCTACAAATTCGCAATTTTTTAAATAAGTTAATAATTTAAAAGTTCTATTCGATTTCCAAAGTGTAGGTATTATGATTGTATATTTATCCATTGTATAAATTCTTCTAATGATACAACATTTAACATATGTCTATGCGTTGAATAATATGCATATGTTTTATAATTTTCAATATTTGGTTCGTATGGAATATTAGTACCTCTACGAATTATACCACACCCATAATCGGTATCAACTACTCTAATATCTAAATCTATTCTTTCAACTCGCAATTCGGCGATTGCTTTCCATACATCTCCGGTCCATTCTCCACCATGATCATTTCTCTCCTGCATTTTTTCAGTTGTTGGTAAACAATCGTGGCAAACAATCGTTCCATTATCCGATAAATGATTTAATGAATTTTCTATATCTTTTAATACTTGGTCGTTGTGATGTAATCCATCAATAAAAATTATATCAAATTTTACATCTTCTGAAATCGATTCAAAGTACTCATCCGATGTTCCTACGAATGTAACCTCTCCTCTCGGAAATGGGTCAATTGATACTTTACATTTTGCATTTATTAATTCAAAATTAGATGTAGGGTCTTGTGTTCCAATTTCTAAATAAGATTTGTAACCAAATTTAGCTATTAGTATGTTTATTATTTCTGTACGTTTCATATTCTTCTATTAATTTATCCACTACTTGAATTTGCGTATAATTGTTTAACACCTTTTGCATTCCATTAAATGCTATCCTTTCTCTTTCCTGCTCATTTTCATTATAGTAATTTATTTTTTCTATACAATCGAACATATCGTTGTATAAAATGATTTCATCACCTTCCGCAAATAATTTATAAAGTTTTGCTTCATCTGGTAATCTGTCTGTTATAACCAATTTACCGCAAGCCATACCTTCGAATATTCTACGAGTAACCTCTCTCCACCTACTATTTTGTATAACGATTAATCCACTATTTAAAAATTCAGTATGTTCTTTTGGTCCCATACCATTACGATTACCAATTACACCCTCTGCCCAATTTGTTAGGTAATCAAGAAATTGAGAACCACCTGGTCCCCTAGTTGTAACTGCAACATATTTTGGTTCAACATTCATTGGAAATTGAACCATAGTATCTGCCCAATGTGTAATCCATCTAACATTTATACCTCTTTTTTTATATTCCTCATATGAATTTGCAGCAGGTGTTATGGTTAAATGAAATCTATTTGCTTTTGGAAAGTTTCTTTCAAAGTTTTGTGGGTCATCTCCACTTTCTTGTATCCAAAATGCATTTGGTTTTAAGGATTTATCTAACCACTTTGAATCAAATCTACCCCAATCCATAAATAATACAATATCAGTATGTGTATCTTGCTGAATCCATAATTGTAATTGGGAATCATCACCATTAGCAATTGATACTATTTCGGTTTCCCAACCTCTTTTTTTAAATTCATTTACCAATGATAATGGTGTCGACCATTGTTCACCTTGTTTGTAATCGTATATAAATGTTATTTTATTTTGCATAATTATTTTTTGGATATGGTTCATAATAGTGGTTTACATTACTATTAAATGCGTTAAAAGGATTCCAATCAATTCCATTTTGAATGTAATTTATTTCAGCATCTACTCTAATAAATTTATCTGATTTTTTTGTATTTATTGTTTTTATATATTTTGCTTTTGCCCACCAAAAATTTCCACCATACATTTGTGTTGGCTTTTCATTATAAATTTTACTTAATAAATTTATACCATATGTATTACAATCAGTTTTTTCAAAAATTTTAAAAACATTATTTACTTTTTCTATATTAAAAAATTGTAATAGATTCCTCCAATCGCAAATATAATTGTAAAATGCATGGTTTATTTTAGAAGCACCTTTGGTGTGAAAATAAAAAACATAATCTTCATCTTTAAATGTATCTTTATCCGTTTCAATCAAATCTAATGTAACAAATTCGTTTCCTTTACATCTAATATCTTTAATCTTATATTCCAATTTATTGTATCCATAAATTTTTTCAATAATATATCTCGATGTTATATTTTCATCTGCAATAGAAATACCAATATTCAATGTATATGGGAATTGAAAAAATTTTTGAATCAACGTCAATTGTTCATCAATTATAGATTCAACTCCATCAATAGCATATATGTGATAATAAATGTGTACCATTATAAAGTATCGTAATAATTGTTTTGCTTTTCTTGTCTTTCAATTGTTTTTGGATGTTTAATACAATAAATTTCATCAGTTGGAAATGCTGTATAATTTTGAAATCCTACAATTCTTTCGTGTACTTTCCCACTCCAGCCTATCTTATCAGAGTTTTTGTAGATACGAGTTTGAACATCTGGGAAATTAACCCAACCTTTTTCATCCACTCTCCATCCCCATTTTTGAATATGCGCTTCAGTTAATCCTTCAACCGTATTAATACGAGGAACAACAATCATATCTTTATCTCCGTTGTTATTTAATATATCCTCCAAATTATCAATCAAATCTGGCTCTAAATATTCATCGGCATCTAACTGAAATATCCACTCACCTTTACATTGTGAGTTCAATAGGTTTTTCCATTGTGCAAAATCATTATCAAATTCGGATTCGATTAGAGTAATGTGGTCTGCGTTTGCCTGCAACTCCAAATACTCAACCATTTCAGTAGGTGCTTTTGGTGTATCTAAAAGAATTACAACTTCTGAATTTTCTCCCTTATAATTCAATAATTGCGTAACTAATCTTATAATCTCTTCATGCTCATTACAAGCTGTTATTGCGTAACTTAATTTCATCTATATAACTTTTTAATTTATCAGTTGGTTGCCATCCTAATCTTTCAATGGCATCATTGTTAATTCTTAATGTTTCTCTATAATTACCTCTCACATCATCTACATATTCCCTTCTAATATCACCAAACATATCGGCAACTTCATTTAGAGAATAATTTTTACCAGTTCCTAATTCCCACGCATCTTGATGCTTTTCATCACTCTCCGCAATACGGATTAAACCATCTACGATATCATCAATGTGAGTAAAATCTCTCCTTTGTTCACCATCACCATGTATTTTAATTGGTTCTCCGTTTTTGATTGCGGCTCTCCAAATTCCAATTACTGCTGCCATATGAGAATCTACTAATTCGCCTGGTCCATATACATTATAGAATCTTACTATTTCTGCGTTTAACCCATAAATACCTTTATACATTTTAATCCATTCCTCACCCATATGTTTACTCATAGCGTATGGTGATAACATTGGATTATGATGACGAGATGATGACCCAGCGTATATTAGTTTTGCTCTAATTGGCATTGTATATTCTATTACCTGTCTGGTTCCATCTACGTTTACGGAAAATGTTAATTGTGGTTTATAAAAAGATGGTTGTATTCTACTGATTGCTGCTAAATGAAATATGTATTTATACTCTTTAATTTTCATATTATTCATACTTCTAACATCACCATTTAAAAAGTTAGAACCTTCTGCAATTACTGCTTCGTTGGCACCTATGTAAAGATTATCTAAAACATCAACATTATATCCCCTTTTAATAAGTTCTTTTGTCAATGCATATCCAACAAATCCGGCACCTCCTGTAACTAATATGTTTTTCATATTAAAAATTTGTATAATGAAAACTACTACCGCTTGGATATCCATTTGTAGTTGATGTGGATGGATTATATGTAAGAGTACCATAACCAGGTGTTGCTGTTATAGTTCCGTTTGGTATTCCCTGTCCGCCTACTCCAATTGAAACTCCACCATCATTTACTTTTTCTAATTCCTCTTGTATTTCATCCCATTGTGCAGGTGTAATATTATATGAGTTTGCTGCTTTTGAAAATCCCTTTAACCAAATAACAAATTCTTTTGATGTCATAACCTATTATACATTTCTTTTTTGTGATTTAATATCTATTCCAACTACATTTTTATTTTTAGGTGTAATTTCGTTTACATCCATATTTAATTCTAATACTTTTCTTAACCCACTTATTTTATAAGTTCTATAAGAGTCACTTGTTATAGTAGGCATTTTACTTATAGTTTTTTCATATATTTGTTTAGCATTTCCTCTCATTTGTAATCTTTCCGTTTCTTCATTTACAAATTTTCCAAAAAATCTTTTAATTGCATTTGGGTTTATATTAGAAACTTTTATACAATGAATAATATCTTTTGTTTTAGAAACAAACAACGTAAAAACAATAGGTCCTGTAGTTTCTGTAAATCTTGTTTTTTCACCATCTATATATTCGTATTCTTTTATTAGGTAAAATTTACCTCTTGTCATTTTATTTGCAGCTATTACGTTTTTATCATCCACAAATTTACGATATATTGGATTATAGTTACTCATTACTTATTTAACATTTTAAGTTTTGGTAATTGTATTTGTTGAAACTTTGGTTGTATCTTACTATAAATACCATACTGATTTAAAATAGTATCAAACAATTTAGTCATTTTTTCCAAACTGAAATTTTGCTTATTTTGTTTACCCAATTGAAAAGATGCAACTTTATACTTATCATAATTTTTATAAACATCTTTAATACTTTGCAATGCTTTTGAAATATTTACATTAAACCATTGTGATTCTTTTAATAGGAATTGGTCTGCTGCCGATTCGTGTACATTTTTCAATTCACCTTCTAACAATACCGCACCTTCTTTTAAGAAATCTAAATGCCCACTCCAATTAGAAACAATCACAGGCTTACCTGTCAAACTGAATTCTAATAAAGGTCTACCAAATCCTTCACCTTTTGTGAAGTTTAACATTGCTTTTACTTTTGGGTGTTCATATAATCCATTCAATTCATATGGCTGCATATCACCGTGTATAAGGTATACAGGAACTTTACCATAATCTTTTCCCAATGCTTCTCTAATTTTTTTAATCGTATTTTCTCTATCTAAAACACTAAATGTAGCTGATGATGTTTTTAATACCAATGCTGGTTTTACTTTCTCATCTTTAAACGCCATTGCGAATGTTTTAATCATCATTCCTACATTCTTTCTATCTTCTCCCAAATCACCTCTTAACCAATGTCCTACGAATAGAAATGCGAAATCTTCTTTTATTTCATCTAACACATCGATGGTTGCAACCGTATCTGTTCCGAAATCCATTTCATTAAATCCTTCAAAAAGAACCTCAACAGGTTTTTCAATTTTGTGTTGCCTAATCAATTGACCTGTTTGTTGATTTGCTTCGTTGTAAACAGTTCCTACTAAACTTTTCTTTGCATGTTCTGATGGTGTTATAATTAAATCCATTCTGTTACATCCTTGAATCCAATCTAGTGCACATGCTGTTGTTTCAATACCAGCTGTAATACCAATATTATAATATCCAATTGGTTGAAATTCATTTGGAACTGTAACTTGAATGTAAATATCTGGCTTTTGCTGAATGTTTGGTATAATATTATCTACAATCCATTTATGAAATTCGTTATTATAATTCAATGCATCCATTGGTGTAATTCCCCAACGAGTACTGATAATTTTAATATCAAATTTATCCAATTTGTAAAGAGAGTGTAATAGGTCTCTCGCGTGGTCACCATACCCACTTCTTGTTGCTACTGGTGCTTGAAATACTAATGTTGGTTTCATATTGTAACTAATTGATATTTTTTAATAGGTTTCCAATTTGCAAATGCTCCTTCCATACCATCTATTAAAGATTGGCACATATATTCTCTACTTAAATTTCCTTCTCCTAACATCCATTTTCTACCTTTCATTCCTGCTTCTTTTCTTGCTTCTCTTCCCATATCATACCACTCTCTAATCAAAGGTGTTATATCTAAAAAGTCAACCCTATCATCAAAGATATACGGAGTAGGAACTGAACCTGTTGTTGAACGAACTGGCCAAATTGGTCTTACCCAATCTCCCCAAACATGTGTGTTCTTTTTATAACGGTCATGCAAAGAACCAATTTCTACATAATCTTCTGCGGTTAATAACTTACCACTACCTTTTACTCTAAATCCACATTGGTCTTGCATACCACCCGTTACATTTACAATAATCGGTGTACCCGCCATAACCGATTCTGCGGTTGCCAATCCAAATCCTTCATTGGATGCAACGTTGATTGTAACATCTGCCAAATTATAAAGATAATTAAGTTCTTGTTCGGTGTAACGATTTGATGCAAATATGATTTTAGAATCAGGTATACAATGTTCAATAAATTTAGGTAAATCTGTACCATTTTCATCAACAGGAGATGTATGCATTACCATACAAACTCTATCTTGCTGTTCTGGTCTTAATGTTTGTCTAAATTCATCAAAAGCAAGCATTGCATCCATTGGTTGTTTTCTACGAATGTTTCTATTTGACCAATAAAGAACAAAATCATATTCTTTATCACCAAAGATACTTTTTTTAAAATCTTCAGGAACTTCTATAGGTTTGTAATCTTCCGAATTGATACCATGTGGTACATAACTTACTTGCCAATTTTGTGGTCTGTTCCAATACTTTTCTTTATCCCATCCCCAAACTCTTTTGGTAATACCATAAGTTTGTTTTGAAATGCATCCAATCCAATCACAACTTTCGTAATAATCTCTGTTGTATTTTGGGTCTGGCAAATCATCCCAAATGTGATAAAAGAATAGTGGAACTGATTGGCGGATTTCATGTGCCATTTCATATAACCAAATCCAATAACGAGGGTCGGTAAAGTGTAGGATTGCATCAGGCTTTTCAATCATCAATAACTGCCTAATCATATCGGGATTTCCATAACCATCCGATGGGTAAATTTTTACATTTGCATCTTCAACTCCGGTTTTCTTTCTAACATCTTCACTCAAATCCATAACTTTACCGGCTTCAGGATGTTTGATTGCTGCCCCTAATTGTACCCAATCATACTTATCAACCGTTCCTAATACTAATTGTTTTGAAACATTTGCGATACCACTCGCCATTCGGAGGTCATCAGATAATAACAGAATTTTCTTTTTTGCCATAACTAATTTTAAATATATATTGTTTTTACTTAATTTTTTCCATCACAATGTGTTCCATAAAATTCACACCAACCACATAACTTCGATGGTTTTTTGTGATAGTTTATACCCAATCGGTAATTACCCGTTTCATCAAATACACTTTCCACAAATCCTTTAAATCCTGTCCATGCTTTGTTTATGGATGGTTTTCCATTTGCAGGAATATGTTTACTCATTCGATGTGTTGGTATATCCTCTCTGATTGTCACCTTACGTTTTAATATAATAAATTCCACATCAATCATATCTTCGGAAATACCAATCAACTCTGCATAGAACTTTTTGTAAAGAAGTATTTGTGAATTTTTGACTGGGTCTGATTTTTGATATTTACTCCAACCAGCTGTTGATGTTTTGAAATCTATAATACGATACTTACCTGTAAATGTATCTCTGATAATCAAATCTATAAACCCCATAAAGTTTACACCCTCTGCAATTTTAGTATTAATTGGTTGTTCAATTGCAACCAATTCATCATGCTTAAGTGAAAAGAACTTATTGAAGTTTTTAGATTTTTGAAACCAATCTAAAAGAACATTACCATCTTCTAAAAACTCAACCATTTCCTCTTTAGTACAAACGTTCAGAGTTCCGCCTGCAGAATCTTTAACATAGGTTTCTCTCATTCTCTCTTTGAGATATTCCTTTAAATCAATCATCTTATCAGCTTGTGATTTGGATATTCTTAAACACTTATCTAAATAGTGTTGAAGTGTTTCATGCATTGCCGTTCCAAATACGGAATGTATATTAGATGTGGATTGTGATAATCCATCTATGTATGCTAATTTGTATTGTTGTGGACAACTACTCCACATACTATATTGTGAAAATGATACTCTTGCCATATATCTAATATAACCATTTTATTTGTATTTACCAAATTAATATTAATTTATACTAATTTTTCACCTTCTAAAATAGGAAAACATAGTATTGCGAATCTTCCAGGTCCTCCTGTTACTTTTGATACGCCATGTCTAATGTTGTGTTTTGATAAATCCATAATAGCAACATTACCAATTTCAGGAACTACGTTTTCATCATTTAATAATAAAAGGCCGCCATTTTCTGCTTTATAATTTTCGTTCAAATAGATAATAATTGAACAATAGTTTACTCCAACACCATCCTGATGTTGTGTAAATCTACAATCTTTATTGTATAAACTAAACATCAGTTCGTTATTATTTATTTTTGCTGTATCCGATAAATCATAAAAATATTTTACAATATTATTTATTTTATCACTTATGTATTTATTTAAGTTTGAAATTTTATAATTTGAATTTTTTTTCAAATAATCATGTACATCTATTGTATGGCAATAATACCAACATTGTGTTGTATTTGGTGTTATACCATCTTTTTGATACCAATCGTATTTTTCTATTAAACTTTTTTTGAAATTTTCCATTTCTTCAAAAGTCTTATATTGAAAGGTTGTTTGTAAATCGTTTGCATCAAATCTTGCTTTCAAGAAAATTTCACTTAAATTTTTTTCTTCAGAACAATTAAGAAAGTTTTTTATAAATTCAAAAAATTCTAAATCAAAATCTTTTAAATTAAAAGAACAATATCCATTTTTTAAAAATGAATCTTTTGCATCATTAAAGTTAATATTCATAATAGTTTTATAATAAATATTATATCTTTAATTTCAATTTAGTTATTTGTTTTTTATCAGTTCCATATTTTTCGCAAATATATTTTATATTTTCTCTACCTTCTCTAGTTGAGTAAAGAACTTCTATATATTCCAATGCTTCTTTTTCCGAACATTGAAAATCTTTTTTAATTAATTCAACTAAAAAATCTTCGTATTTGTCAGCTGATTTTCCTTTTATATATTTTAAAAAGTATTTGCCTTTTGGAATAACACTAATATACAACTTATACATTTCCTTTGGTTGCAGGGTTTGCGTCAAAGGTAGTAAAGTTGCAATCAACTCAACCCACTCTGGTTTCATAGAAAGAAAACGATTAATCATAAAGTTACTCCATGATTTCAAATCTTCTTCGGAAAGTTTTTCAAAATACTTTGGGTCTTGCTCTGCTGTTATTGCGTTTAAATGGTCAAATAACTTTTTAACTGCCATTATTCTATAATTTTTTTATCTTTTAATTCATCAGGCAAAAGGTCTTGCAAAGGTTTACCACATTGTGTACAAAGGTACATTTCAATTGGAAGTATACTATCTTTTGCACCACCTGTAATTAAACGTGATACCTTTCTAAATCTAAAACCTGGCATAAATGTATCATTACCACACTCACAGAGCATTTCTCTTGCATCTGTTAATTTGAAATTCATTGGTAACCCTTGTCCTTGTTGTTCCATTATTTTATAATATTTAAAATTTGAATAATTGTACTCATAAATACGATTTCTTTATCTACTACTAATGCATCTTTGGATAATCCATCTGCAATAGTTAGGATTACGTTTGCAGTATTTCCTGCAGCGTATTCATCTACTTTATCGTATAACATTGAATACATTTCTGAATAATCGTTTAGATGATTATCTGCTACTGCTTGTCTAATCTTCATAAACAAATTACGTTTGTCATCATTTGATTTTAATAGGTCAATCAATTTCGTTTGGAAGTTTGATTCAACCATCACTTTGTGGTCTACTTTCAATTCTCCCTTTGCAGATTGTAATTGACAAGTGTTAAGTATTCTACGGATATCTGGATAATATGAATTAATCACATCGGCCATATTCTTTGGTTCATACTTAATTTTTTCGGAATCCAATATCTTTGCTACTTGAACTGCTACATCCTTTTTAGTTGGAGGTGTAATTGCGAAAGACTGACATCTACTTTGGATAGGGTCAATGATTTTCTCAATATAGTTACAAGTTAAGATGAAACGACAATGCTTACTGAATGTTTCCATTAAGTTACGAAGGATTGCCTGTGCTCCCGGTGTCATATAATCAAACTCATCAAGGATAATCACTTTAAATCCTGCGAAACCTACCGATGATGCGAAGTTCTTTACCTTCGTTCTTACGGTATCCACATTGTTTTCATCCGATGCGTTAATAATCATAAAGTCACATTTGATAGTGTTTACGATTAACTTTGCCAATGTTGTTTTACCTGTGCCGGCTTTTCCATACAACAATAGATGTGGTATATCATTGGCATCTAAATATTGCTGAATTGTTTCTTTGATGGTCTCATTACCAACATAGTCAGCAAGAGTTTGTGGGCGGTATTTCTCCACCCACAAACTATGTTCTCTTTTGTTTATATCGTTTGCGAAAAAACTCATATTAATTTCCAGTTGAACCGAATCCACCTTCGCCTCTTTCGGTGTTAGATAATTGTTCTACTTCTTCAAATCTGATTGTTGGATATGGTAGGATTATGATTTGTGCAATTCTATCACCCACTTTGTAATCAACTTCATCAATTCGAATATCATTTTTTCCATATACCTTTTTGAATGTAGCTTGTAGTTCACCTCTATATCCACTATCAATTACACCAACGCAGTTTGTTAATGCTAAATCAGTTTTTCTAATTGATGAACGAGGGAATATCAATCCTACAAATCCTTCAGGTATTTCTAATGCAATACCCATTCCATAGGTTACATCAAATGTTGTATTAGATATGATTGATGTTGCCACCAAATCCATTCCGGCATCCCCATACTTTGCATATTGTGGAATTACAGCATCTTTATGTAGCTTTTTAATCTTTACTATCTCCATTTTCTTTTTCTTGTTCTTTTCTAATTTGTTTTGTATCTTCGGAAATTGGTCTTGCGAATATTTTAAATTCCATACCATTTTGTTTAAATGTCAACACATCACCTTCCATTGGTTGTAGTTGTAATACCAATGGTGATGGTTCTGTATTTTCACCTTGCCAACCAAATACTACAGGTTCGTTATTAAAAAATTGAAAACACCATTCAGCATCTCCAATTGTTTTTGGTTGTTCAATTTCTACACTACCTTGTAATTGTTCTTCCTCTATTGGGAATAATTCTAATTGTTCGTTTGTCATTTTATTAATTTGAAATTTCTACTAAATAATACTTACATACAAAATCATCAATTTGGAATTCAACATTTGATAAACCATCAGTTGAAACTTTTAATTTAGCATTAGTTGCTTCTTTGTTTGCTGTAAGAATTTCCTTTAAATATTTTGAAGAGAATGAGATTGGTTTTACTTCACCATCAAATCCCTTAATTGCTGTGAATGTTACTCTGTTTGTCGAAATTGAAGAATAACCAATTGCCATTTTCAAATCACCACCTTCTGTAAAGATTGTGAAAGTATCTACATCACTCAATGCACCCTTTGCTTTGATGAAACGGTCTACCATTTGTGATGTCATATCAATTGTAATACCAAAATCAGGCAATGCTTTCAAATCTGGAACTGGTGGAATAACACCCAAGTCTGCCAACTGATAAGAAGTTTCAGTATCATCTGAACTCAACTTAAGCGTAACTGCTTTATCACCCGCTTTATCCACTTTCAATGCGATATCACTATCCAATACACCAATCATATTTTTTAACAATGATGTTGTATAAATACCTACATTAAATGGTGTTGAAGTGAATGCGTTAAACTCTACTTCACCCAATAGGGTTTTATCATCAGAAATAAATCTAACTGATAACTTTGTTCCTTCTGCGTTCCATGCTACTGATTCGATAAGTCCACCTAACGAATACTTTTGGATAAATTTTAATAAATTGTTTTTGTTCATATTTTATGTTTTATGTTTTACTAATATACGGATTTTTTTCTAAAAAGCAAAAAATTTCTTTGCTGTTTTTGTTTCTGTTGTTGCTTTCTCCCATTTCAATGCATTGTAGAAATCATCTAATTTGTTTTCCAACTCTGCTTCAAATATTTTATCTCTATCAATGTAAGTTTCAACGAAGTCCATAACCTCTTTTGGGTCATTGTAATCTTTAAAAGCAAGTGTATCTAGTCCTAATGGATTTGTTTTAAGATATACCCACTTAACTTTATCACCATCTCTGATTGGTTCATGTTTATATGGACAGTTGAAGAACTTTAATAATCTATTGTATGCTATTCCGGCTTTAACGTGTGCAGGTGTTCCTTTTTCAAAGTCTGCAACTGCTTTACCTTTCTGCCAACTACCATTATCATACTTACTTAATTCTTTGATTGCTCCACCCTTTGCAATTAGATTTACAGGAAGTGTTGGTAAACTCTTTTTGAATGTAAGTAATGTATCATCAATATATTCATTATCTTTACCCATTAGAATATCTTTCAACATTGTAGACATAAACTTTTGAAATGCTTTTGGAAATGAACTTCTAACTACATCCAATCCTTTCACATCTAACTTATCACATGGAATACCATTTTTCAAAATCATCCATTGTGCGTATCTTTTCTTTGCTACCCAAAACCCTGCTTTACTGATATACTCTTTCTTAATCTCAAATCTATGTTTCTCTTTAGGAATGAAGAAAAATCTCTCTGCTAATAAATTGTAGAATGAGTTTAAGAATGCTTGAGTTTCCTCTGCAATTGTGTTTACCTCTTGTGCCATTCGTTTTTCATCAAACTCTTTATATTCTGGGTATCTATGTTTTACCAAAGGTTCTGCCATCATATAAATTGAGTCCGTATCGATATAAACATTGTAATCCTCTTTTGTTCCTAACTCTTTCCAATATTTGATGTTTGCCATTTCGGCGGTTTTCTTAATAACCACTTGTCCGGTCAGAGTCACTGCTTCTGCGTTATCCACATCATAGAAACGAAATGCAGGTAAACCTAACACACCATACATTGAGTTTAGTAGGATTTTCTGAACGTGTTGTCTTTTACCATAGAATTCGTATTGCTCTGTGTTTCCTTCCTCACCATATTTCTTTTCCAACTTACGATACTCTACTCTCTTTTGAAACCATGTGTTTAGGATATCTGCAATCAAACCTGGCTTATCCTGATTATATAGGACTCCGTTTGCTGCTACACCCAAATTACTATCTTTGATTACTTCTGCCAATTCCTCTTTACTATATTCGTATGTATCATCCTTTCCTACTATTCTATATGTTCCACTATCTTCACCCTTAATCCATGCTTCCGCATCCCAATTCTCAATCTTACCAATCTTTGTTTCAGGACTGATATTAAGTGTCATAATGATTGAAGGGTATAGTGAAGTTAAGTCCAAGTCATATATCCAATCATATTTACCAACGATAGGTTCTTTTACATATGCTCCAATAAACTTCTCTTCATCATTATCTCGAAGTGCTTGCATTCTTTCTCTCCTATCCGCCGGCTTGTTTGTTGCTACCAATCCTTTTGATTTAAGATAAGATAAACATGCACCTTCTAACCACTTCGATGAATAAATGTAATCTTCATATGGAACGTAACCAGCGTGGCATATCGCCCTACATAATTCAATAAACTTTAATTTATTATCCATTGCTACCACCAAGTCCACGTCGACAATGTTATACTCAATGAACTTCTCTAAATCATTTTCAAAGAGGTCATCCAAACTTCCTTCATACTCAACCTTACCTCTACCTAATTCTTTTGTTGCGATGTGGTTCAGGGTGTAAGAACTTTCCAAACCAAAATTATATTGTTTGTATAAGTTGATGTAATCCAAAATACTTACACCCCCAAAACTCCACTTGTCTCTGTAAGGTGAGTAGAAACATTGTCCGATACGTGATAATCTTTTTGCATGTCCTTCACCACAAACGTTTTTGATACGATTATAAAGATAAGGAATATCAAAGAAATCTATATTCCATCCTGTGAGAATAGACGCATCAACTTCTTCGTAGTAATTAAGAAATGCAAGTAAAAGATTTTTCTCGTTATCGAAAATGTGAACACTAACCT